CACGACTTGTTTTCTTTAGAAAGTTAAGTTGAGTTGCCTCACATTTAATCTTTTCTTTCAGTGGTTTTGAAATCAGTTTAGACACCGATTCAAATTCAATACCATTTTCTTCACAATATGTGACAATGGCTTCAATATAATTGATCTTAGATGTAGCCACCAGATATTCAATGTCCTGAGCAAACTTGGACTGACAAAGAAATTTTTCTTTTATAAGTGAATTTACTTCCTCAGTTGTGTTCTGCATAGGTTTCTGTTTTGTATGTGACAAATTCTCTAATGTATTTGGTAAGAAGTTTAATATAGTAACCCTTGTTTCTTTTTTCATAGACGAAGCATTCTCCATTGTCAGCAACCATAATAGTAATCAGTTTTTGGACTGGGATACCAGTCATTTCATAATACATGCAAGCATATGCTGTTTCCTGGACAAAATAATTTTCAATCCATTCTTCAGGTTTTATTTTCTTTGAAGTCTTAAAGTCAATAACTGCGAGCTCTCCCTCGTACTCAGCGATGCAATCAACTCTGCCCGCAAGTCCCAAGTAGTCACTATAAAGTGACTTTTCTAAAGCATGTATATTATTTATACGATCTAGATAAGGTTTTGCCGCAAGGAAAAGAAACTTTGTTACAGGGAGAGGATTATACTTATCAATATCCTCATTTAACAAATACTTCTCAACAATATCATGAAACTTGGTTCCACGATCTGTAGCAACCTTAGTAATCTTATTGGCTTCTTCCTCACCAACTTTCTTACGCCAGTCAATAAATTTTTGTCTTCCATAAAAACTAGTTACAGAAGTGATAGAAGGGTATAACTTACCAGAGGGGGTACGATAGAATCTCGTACCCTCAATATTTTCAGCTTGTAAGTCAACTTCTTCTTTTAAATAATCTAGATGGACAAACATTACATACCTAAAGCCAATTTAGCAACAATATAGTTTTTGACAAGTCCAGAACGAACAATATCATCAACTCCAAATTCTACCATGGAAAAATCATATTCCATTGCACGAATAATTTTCATAAAATCAAGAATCCCATTTTTTTCATGGGTTTTAACAAGATCTGATTGAGTAGCATCACCACAAAATACGATCTTACTATTTTCACCAATACGAGTAATTATACTATCCAATTCGTGAAAGTTCAAGTTTTGCATCTCATCGACCAATACAATTGCGTTGTCGAGAGTAGTACCACGAATAAAACTAGTAGACCAGAATGAAATAGTTTCTTGAGCTTTGAGATTTCCATAGAGCATTTCAAAGTCAGCATCAGTAGGTAACTCAAACATGTACTTACACATGTTCTTATATGGAATCTGGTAGAGAGAGGACTTATCCTCATGATCTCCAGGAAGGAATCCAATCTCACGAGTAGATACAAGAGACCTCACAATGTAAACTTTTTCGTATGGAGTTCTTTCATCAAGAACATCTTTAAGTGCAAGATAAAGTCCAACGAATGTTTTTCCTGTTCCTGCAGCACCATAGGCAAAAACATTTTTACCTTTCTTATACTCATCAAAAAAGATTTTTTGATTATCAGTCAACGGAGAGATATCCGTCATCAAGTCAGAATTGATTGGTTTTTTACGGCGCATTTGTTTTGCGCTCATACCAATACCGATGTTGCTGTTGCCGTTGGCAGATTTTCTTGATCTTGGCATACTAGATTTTCTTTACACGAGAACCAGGTGCTTTTCCGGCTTTAGTGAGAACATCATTCCAGCCTGGATTTCTGGAGATGAGTTTGTCTTTCCACTCGCCCACTTCACCAGAATTGGGACAGGTAGATGGATCGCTCCAGTCCCTATCCCAATCTGGATTATCTTTCTTCCACTGATCCCAGTCGTGAACACTCATGGACACTTCTTTCTGTTCACCAGTGGATTTGTTAATAACAGGATAAGTCGCCATTTAAGTAATAAAATTCAATTATGATTTATTTATTGAGTATTTTTTGAGCAATATATCTTTGAGATGATACTTGTTCTAAGTTCCATTTTAACACAGGTTCCACATAATAACTACTTTCTTCTGTTAGTTTATACTTTTTGTGATTAGTTCTGTTATGTTTTTCCAGAAGAAGTTTATGTACTACATTATCATCTTCTACATCATGATATTTTTTGATGTGATCTCTAATGATTTTTTCTAGATTTGGATTCTCTGTATAGGCTTGGAAATTTTCAACTCTTTTTTTAGCTAAATGTGGCAAAGAAAATAGAGTGTTTAGTCCAAATTTAATTTGGACATGATTTAATCCCAAACGCAGTATTCTTTCATATATTTCGGTATCTTCCCAAGCAGCATACTTGGTCATATTTTCATTATAGCCACCAATTTTCAAATAGTTCTCTCTTGTGATGTACAAAGTACCCCAAAGAGCTTTGAAAAACATATGTTTTTGATATTTTGATGCAGTTGAAGGATCCTTTTCACCATTCAAATTCCAAGATTCATCTGTACCAGTTAAAAATGATTGATCATCAATCTTATGATGATCAAAAAAATTAAAATATGGATTCATAATAGTATCTGAATCCAATTTTAAAATATATTCATTTTTTACTAAAGATGCAGCTAAATTTAATGGTTGAGGTTGATTGAAATAAGGTTCGTTTGGAACAGTGATGACTTTAATTCTAGGATCTAATTTAATCAAATGATCAATCGGATCATCAGAATTCCAATCAGTTACGATAATCTCATCTACTTCATCAAATTGTATCCATGAAGATATGGATACTGATAGGGCTTTACCTCTATTTTTACATGCGGATATTATTGAAACTGACATTTTTATTGACTAATTTCTAATTCAGAGTAATCTAATTTTTGAAGTTCTTCTGGTTTAATTTCTTTTGTCAAGAATTCTCCATCTTCATTGTATTCTACAATATAATTATCTTTAGTTGTATCTACAATTCTGCATGTAGTCCAAGCTTCGTCTTTTGATACTGCTTTAGTTTGGTAGTACATGTTACCTCCTTAAGGGGCATTGGTATATATTACCACTCCAGAGCTTCTGCAACTGAAGGGAATTGTTGTTTGAATACTTCTCTACAAGCAAGGGCAATATCCATATGTTCTTTCTGAGTTCCATGTGCAGAACGAAGATTGATATAATGAATCCATGAACGGCAAGATCCCGTCATATAGATGCGTGTGGGAGTCGCCAAGGGGAGTACAAAACGAGCACACTCCTTTGCAACACCTGCATCGAGAAGTGTCTTATAGAGTTCCATAGACTCCTTAAAATGATCATTAATCTTTAACCAGAGATCCATTTTAAGGTCTCCAGGAAGATCATCAATGGAGTTCTGACGATTTTTGGTATCCTGTCTACGAAGTTCTGGAACTGGAATTTCACCCAACAAAGATGAATCAGCATATCGTTGCGAAAATTCTTGAAATGTGAAGGACCTATGGCGAAGAATTTGGGCTGCAATACCACGAGTTGTCTCAATCTCAAGACTCATAGTAGCTTGTTCAAACACAGACCAATGATTATGCTTAATACAATAAGCAAGCAACTTGGAATAGTTTTCGTTGTCTTGATTCGCAGGATTAGAAACTCGCGCAATATACGCCATTGTTTGTTCTGCATCGGGAGTGATAGAAATCAGTTTTACAGTCATTTAATTCCTCAGTCAGGGTATCCATCGTCATCAAACACCTCGTCATAATCCGAGATGTGGTTTACATTTTCTTTTGATTGTTTATAAGAATCTGGATCAGAATAAATTTCTGATTTAAGACATTCTACAAGTGACTCCAGATTTTTTACAATCAATTTAAGTCGTTCTTTGTCCATGATTATGCATAATCTCTTACTATTTTACTACAAAAAAAGGGAGGTGTAAACCTCCCTGACAATTTTACTTATATAACCATTGAATATAAAAAGATAATAACATCGTAGTTAAACCAATCGCAGCAGTAGATGAAACTATTATTTGTGCGACTGAGAACATCATTTTGCTCCTACTAGTTGTGCCAGTTGTGCTTGATGACGACGATCTTCTTTTTGTTTTTGTTCTTTGATGATTTGAAGGAAGTTAAGTTTCTTCATTTTGCACCCCCAGACTTTTGCATAGAGAGTTTGTTTCCGTTTTCATCTACCCAGAACATTGTTCCGCGATAGATTTCTACATGAGGTTCTCTTTTGAAAGTTTGGTTTGGGCGTTCTGCGGTATCATATTCGACACCACGATATACGACTTTTGACATTAGGTTTTCTCCTTAGTTTTTGAGGTTAAAGAGCGTTCCTTCAGTCGGCTTTTGCGTCTATGAATTTACAAGTCCTTGGAGATCCCTCTTTGAAGATCTGAATGAGTTCAGATCTTGCAGGCTCATCCATTTTTAATTTTACATTACCAATAAGTCTTTGAGCCTCAACACAAGTCCAGAGAATTGTTTCCATAGATGAACGATCCGTTCCGAGTCGGCTTACTTCCGTCCTATTCAGGTTAGCACTTGAGTTTTACAACATCCTTTCGGAGTTCTAAAAGCAATCGGTCTTCTCTTCTTTGGTCTACTACATCGTCGTTTTTAACGATGTCCATTAGTTCCCACGCTGCGTCGCAACTTATCGTAACTTGATTAGTTTGGGCAAGTTGTGGCGTAGAAATAGAAAGAAGTGGAACCCATGCTAAAAGCAAAAGTGCTTTAGTCATAGGATGAACGATAGGAGGCTAGTATACTCCCATTCATCCTATATAGTCAACCAATTTTGTAACTTTTGTTACCAAATTAAGAAGGATTCAAAGCAAAATCTAAAGCTCTTTTGGCAGTTGAAATTAATCTGTATTTTCTCTTATCCTTTGCATAAGGTATAGAAAGAGAAAATCCCAAAAGATCTCCCTCAGGATCATCTGGGATTCCTACTGGTTGCACAAAAAATATTCCTGCATGTGCAACACACTTCCAACCAATGTCAACGAACCCTAAATCTCTCAACGCACATTCTAGTTTGAGAGAGTAACACCCGTCTTCTAGAGTCATGTACGGTAAACCGAACTATGACTTATTTAGAGTTGATTCTAGCCTCTAAATCATTGATACGACTGAACTCATAGTAAGCCTGCTCAGATCTTTCATGAAGAATATCCATCAGATCATCGTAGATTACATCAATATCCACATAGTCATTGAAGTAAGTTTCAAGGGCTTCCCGAAGGTATCTCTTACGATTCCATTCTGGGGAATAGGGTTTGTATTCCATGATAAAGGTAATTATATACTGCGATTATAGACTAGTTATTGTTGTTCGTCAAGCTCTCTGAGGTAATCTATCCACCACTGAGGATCTTTTTGCATTTTCCAGTTTGGAACTTCTTTTCCTTGTTCAAAGTACCATTTCCAAATGGCTTCATCAATAATCTCAGCAATTTCAGTCTGTCTCATCCTCTTCATCAGTGTCTCCATATGGGTTTTCCACATAGGGTCCGTGTTCTCGTTTTGCATCTTCTCGGACATAATTGACTTCTGATACGCTAGAGGACAACCAGACGGATACTTTCATTATAACATAGATGATGGCAAGAGGCAGAAAACATAGAGAAACAATAAGTGCGTGTTTCATTCTTCTATCTCAAAACACTTTTCAAACTTATCTCTTAACTCATTGAGTTTCGTCTGTTCTTGAAACTCCATGATATGTGCGTGTATTTCTTTTTCTTGTTCTGTGAGAGACATACGATACTTTTGTTTGATATCAATCAATCGCACCATATCCATATAGTGCTCTGGACTTTTATTTACAAACTCTTCGTAGGTCATTAGTCTCTCTGGCGCCAGTCGTCTGGTTTATCTTCAGTCCACCAGTCAACCATATCATCTACACTATCAAACCCACGCTTACCGAAACGATCAAATCCAGTTCCACCAATATCAAGTTGATTTAAAAAATCATCCATATCACCTTCTTGCATATTGGGATTTTCTGCAGTTCTTCTTGCTTGACGAAGCATTGTTCCTGCAGTGCGATTTGCTGTTCCAAGTTTTTCAGCCCAAATCATATCTTCCAAACTCACCTCTTCATGCTTGGCAATCTTACTGCAAATACCTTCCAAGCGTAGGCGATATTGTGTAGAGAGCATGTATAATCTCCATATAGGGTTATTTAGAACACTATTATATCATCTTTCAATATAACTTAGTGTATGGTTTGTTGCATATAGTTGTTCTATGATCATATCGCAACCAATTTTCGGATCGCAATCTCCACATGTATAAACATCACAAGCAGCTTTACCATCTTCAGGCCATGTATGAATACTTATGTGACTTTCAGATAACAAACACAAAACGGTAACTCCTTGTGGATCAAACTTTTTAAAAATAGTTTGACATACAGTTGCACCACTTGCAGTTGCAGCTTGTTCTAAGAGTTCCATAAGATAATGCTCATCGTTTAGTAAAACGAATGAGCATCCAAAGAGATTTAGAAGATAGTGTTTTCCCATTTATGCAGGATTATCCTCCTGGTCCTTAAGTAAACGACTTACGATTTGTTCCCTTCCGTCCATCATGGCTACTGTGTAAATAGAAGATCTCATGTATCTTTTGATTTTCTTATATTGTTTTTTAACTTCTTTAAGAGCATCAAGATTCATCTCAATGTTCATATCACCAGAGACTACTTTTTTTTCTTCCTCTCCGGTGGTTGATAGTTCCACATTTTCGGGTTGATCGTTCCGTCTGTCCATTTAATACCTCTCACATCTCTATATTTGTCCCAATAATAATTAAAAATATCATATTGTGATCCGGCTTGGACCACATCATATTGTGTTTCATCATCTATTCCATATGATACCAAATAAGAATTTCGTGGTAGATCACGATTTTTGGCAGCAGATGGATCACAATCTGCATGAATAATGTTCACAGACATATCAAGAACGATTCCCCCATTGGATGTCAGGATACGCCTCAGAAACAAGTTCTTTGGTGATATTATATTTAGTTTGCAACTTTTTGTCCTTTACAAGACACAACACTTCAGCCTCACCAGGATGAAAAGACTCAAGCATATTGATGAACATAGTTTCCTTACGGAGTTTATTCATTGCATCATTACCACCTTTTACGAAGTTATAAAACTTATTCCATTCCTTGCGAATGTTTGAAGATGGAGATTTCTCAGCGTTCTCATTTGCTTGAATAGGAACTTCACCCTCAGGAAGAACAGACACAATGGAATCATCAAAGTTCCAAATCAACAAAGACTTAAGAAAATTCTCATTGTATTGTTGAAGAATGCCAATCTTCTTGTCCTTAGTTCTTTCTGCAACTACGGCTGCAAAAATCTCATGAGTATAAGATGTTGGTGTCAGTTGAATCTTTTCTGCAGGTTTTGCTGCGGGTTTACTACTACTAGTAGTAGTAGTCTTTTTTGCGGCGGTAGAAGTCTTTCTACTAGTCGTCGTCTTCTTCGTCGTAGTCGTCATAGCTATTTTCAAATCGTACTGCAATTACTTCATCTGGGATCAAGTTTCCTTGAGAATCGAACATTTCTGGATGTGCGAATACTTGTTGCGGAGTGGAGAAAACTACATGTTCTTTCCATAACCATCCAACTATACCACCAACAATCAAGAACATGAAAGATACCATGCAAAAGATGGCAACTAATGGTGCTGTCATGGATCTGCCTCCGAGAGATTTACTTCTTTTTTATATCCAATGAAAATTCAAAATAGATGTTTATCTCTCGTCGGAGGAGAGTAACCATCTTACCAAAACTAAATTTAAATGTTTTTGGTGCTTCAGGTTCTCTCCTCCTTTTTCTTAACAATAATTCCACACCTCTATTTATGTATAGCTCACGAGGTTTACCCATAAATTAGATGAGTGAAAGTTCTTTTAAATACTGGATAGTATCAGTACAACCACCCAGATGTTTTTCATCAACTACAACTTGTGGAAAAGTTGAACCTTCTCCGAACTCGGCATAAAACTCTTTTCTAGTAAAGTCTTCACCTAAAGTATAGACGACGAATTCTTTACCGCAAAGTTCTAAGACTTTTTTAACTTTAAAACAATAAGGACACTCTGGTTTAGAATAAACAATAAATCTCATTGCATTTCGTTTTGTTGTAGTTCGTAATATTTAGAGTTCTATTTCATACTCGTTTGTGTAATCATACACCCTATCCGCCATTAAGTCAACTTGTAATTGAAGTCCCTTACAATCTTCTTCAAGAACCTCAACTTTTTTTAGGAGAAACTCTACTTTTTCTTCTAAAGTCATGACTCCTCCATTGGATGACCTTTACGCCATTTTGTAGTGTCAGGGGGATCACACTTTACATCCCAAGATCGTACAAGCAATTCAGTGAACAACTCCATCTTTTCTGGATGAACAGCAGCAGGATTTTCGTTGATAGCTTCTTTTAAGGCAACAAGTTCCTTCCATTCTTCATCTGTAAGGGGTTTAACACTGGATTGCGAATAGGTCATTAGTTCTCCTGTTGATTGTGTTTAAATTCTAACACGATCTTATATGACTATCTATAAACTTAATATTCTCTTCGGGATTGCGTTACATACTTGTAACATTATAACAAAATATTAAATGTCATATTTACCCTTTGTTTTAACTCTTGATCTGAATCTGGGGTGAATCAAAGGTTCAAATTTATGGTCTTTTACTACTGCCCATTGATGTCCGAAAATTCTATGTTTAGACATTCCAAATTTGTTTGTCCACATTTTAGCTCTTTTTTCGGATCCGATAATTACTTTACTAATGTCCAAATCTTGATAATAAAATTCTCCAAATTTGGGATCACAAGGAAATCCAGAAATTATATTACCTTCACGAAATATATTACTAGATAAAACTTCTTTTACAAATAAATGATAGTACTTAATAAAAAAGTATACTGATCTAGGAGATTCTAAAAACCAATCTAGAGTATTAATTATGTCACTATCTTTTACCAAATCATGAAGCCAATTTACTTCTTGGCGAATATAATCAAGTTCAATATAATAATTTGGAAGAGAAGTTAAAGTTGCAAATAGAGTATGAGTTTCATCAAGAGCAAATTCATATGGAGTCCTACGCATGACTCGTAAAACTGTATTATCAAATCTATAATCAACCCATCTACGGGAATAATTTAATTCATTTTCTTTAAAATATTCTTGTATTAAATTTTCAATGTCTTTTCCGTTTATCTCATATCCAGGTCCAATTTTTCTGTTTTTAAATCTGCGATACCAACTCATTCTTTAGTTTCCAAAAATTTATCAAGTGCATCAAGATCATCTTGCAAATCCTTCCCCTTCTTCTTATCTTGATAATAAGACCACAGAGCATTATGAACATCCATTAGATTATCAACCCAGAAGCCTGCAGGATAGATTCCCAATGTATCTTGAAGACCACGATGACTGGTTCCTTTACTCTCTGCTTCACACATAATATGACAGATCGCTTGAACCATATCCAGTTTGTCTTCTTCAGAAAGCATAAAATACTTTCCTACTGCCCTTTGCTTTGCTTCTTCAGTTTCTTTTTGAAGTTGTTTACAAGCATCAGAATCCCACCATTCTTGTAGTGCTTTACCAAGTTCGTTAGGTTGTTTTTCATCCATAATGATACTGTCTCCATTCTTCAACATTAGTCCTTTCCAAATCAAAAATCATTTTATTCACTGGAGCTCTTGGTTTTCTTGCAAGTTTCATTCCAGTATGTTCCAAGAGCATACTACCTTTCTTGGTATTACACGAACTACAAGCAACCACTAAATTTTCCCAAGAATCTTCACCCCCCTTTGAACGAGGTATAACATGATCTATTGTGAGTTTAGATCTTGCTCCACAATATTGACAAGTATGATTATCTCTCCTATAGATCATAGATCTAGAAGGAGCAATATTCATAATTTTTGACAAAGGTAATTTTACATAGTCTAAAAGACGAATGACTCTACTTGAAAGAACTTGAGCTTTTTCTTTCAGAAGAAGAACAATTGCTCTTTTCCAGTTTGTAAAATTAATTGGTTCATAACTAGAATTTAAAACCAATACTGTCTTATAGGGTTCTATTGGTAACTCATGCATGACCTTTCTTATGAGCTATCACTATCTAGTCAAGAACCAAACGGACCCCAACGGCCCCGTTTAGAGTCATCATCACCGTTCATTCTCTGTTCCAATTTGTCAATGAGTTTATCTGCAGAAATGAGATTATCAATATCCATAATCATCTCAGCAATATGTTTACCGACAAATGGTTTCTCTTGTCGAGCTGCATAAGACAATGCGTTCC